TTATAACTTTATTGGATAATGTTTAGATGGCAACCAATGTATTCTTTAGAAACTACGATAACTTTAACGAACAGAATTTAATTGATGATTTAGTTATCGAGAGCATACGAATGTATGGTGTTGATGTCATGTACATTAAGCGTACCATAGGTGCTCGTGACGATGTTTTAAACGAAGACGATTTACCACTATACGATGAGATGTTTCAGTTTGAAGCTTATGTTAAAAACGTGGATGGGTTTGAAGGTGAAGGCGATTTCCTTTCTAAATTCGGTTTACAAATACGTGATAGTATTACATTCACTGTAGCTAACAGAACATTTGAAAGACATGTTACTAGAGAAGTTGTCGAGATCATAAGACCTCGTGAAGGCGATCTAATATACTTCCCTCTCAACGAAAAAATGTTTGAAATTAAATTTGTTGAGCATGAAAGCGTATTCTATCAGACAGGTGCTTTACAAGTACAAGACATGAGATGTGAGTTAATAGAATACAGTGGCCAACGATTTAGTACTGGCCATCCGAATATTGATAACTACTTTGATTCGATTGATACTACAAGCACTACAAATTTACAAGACCTTGCTAATACAGAAATTGACGGAAGTGATTCTCTTGCAAGAAACTTTACATTCGAACAAGAGGGTGATAATATCCTTGATTTCTCAGAGAGCGATCCGTTCACAGAAAATATTAATATAAGTGATACCTAATGGCTATAGCTAACTATTTCTACAACAGTACAACACGTAAATATGTGGCACTTTTTGGTACATACTTCAACCAATTACAAGTTAAAAGAGTTGATAACGGTGGTGTAACACAGCAGTCAATGATTGTGCCAATCTCTTACGCTCCTTATCAAAAGATATTATCTCGTTTAGATCAGAATCCAGACTTTAAAGCTAAAGCTGCGATCACTCTACCGCGTATGTCGTTTGAAATGACAAATATGCAGTATGATTCAGAACGTAAAATATCACCTGTTACTAAGATCAGAAAAACATCTGTAAGTGATGAGTTCGGTGGACGTAAGTTTGTTTATGCTGGTGTTCCATACAACTTAGATTTCCAATTGTTTATTATGACTAAATATCAAGAGGATGCTGTAAAGTTATTAGAGCAAGTAATTCCATTCTTTAACCCAGACTATACACAAACTGTCCGCTTAATGGAAGGTATAGATCCTATTGATATCCCTTTGATATTAAATAGTGTTTCAATGGATGAAGTATACGAAGGAAGCTTTGACGAACGAAGAGCGATCGTATATACACTTAACTTTACTATGAAAGCTTGGTACTTTGGACCTGAAAAAGAGAAAGGAATTATTAAGTTTGTTGATATACGATATGCAACAGACTCAACCAGTAATACTACACCAGAAGAGTTTTATACTCTACAACCTGGTATGGATGCTAATAATGTTGCAACTACAGACCAAGATCTTTCTGTTGATTACAGCTTAGTAGACTACGATGACGATTGGGATTATGCGGACGGAATAGCAAATACTGCACCAACTGTATAAAAGGGTTGACAAAGCACTTAAAGTGTGTTATAATATATAATGATTTTTAAATTATGATGGAGAAATTATGAGTAAAATTGGATTTACATGCAGCGCATTTGATTTATTACATGCAGGTCATGTACAGATGTTAAGAGATGCTAAAGCACAATGTGATTATTTAATGGTGGGATTACAGATGGATCCTGCTAAAGATAGACCAAAAGACAAAAACCCTCCGATACAATCTATTGTTGAGAGATATACACAACTCAAAGCAATATCTTACGTAGACGAGATCATACCCTATAACAGCGAACGAGATCTTGAAGATATACTAGAACTATATCATATTGATGTTCGTATATTAGGTGATGAGTATAGAGATAAAGAATTTACTGGTAAAGATATTTGCCGTAAACGAGATATTGATCTCTATTTTAATAAACGAGATCATAGGTTCAGCACATCAAAATTACGCAAGTCTTGCGCTTGGGTTAATAAAGATGGTGATTGGAAAATGACTCAAGAAGGCTAAATGAGATATGATAGACTCAGATCTGCCGCTTATGGAGAAGGCCGAAGATGGTTCAAGTGGTGGTTAGTATTTACAGGTCAACGAAGGTCATAAATAAATAATGAAACAAGATAAAATTGCAGAGGTTCTCAACATGCGATCACTACAAGACGCAGACGAGAGAAAACAAGAAGTTCTAGACGAACTCAACCCAGATAAATTGCCTGACCTACCAGAGATAACTGTTAGCAGCGATATCGTAGAGGTCGAGGGCGAAATACAGCCTCTCGCAGTTGTAGACAGCCAAGCTGATGAGAATCTAAAAGATATTGAGTTAGCCAAAGAAAATATTGAGAATATTATTAACTTGGGTGATGAGTCAATCAAAGAAATGGTTGAGATTGCAAAGCAGTCTGAGTCACCAAGAGCTTTTGAAGTTGTATCCACTTTAATGAAAACACTACTTGACGCCAACAAAGATTATGTTGAGATGTCAACGAAGAAGCGATACGCTAAAGAAGAAGCAAACCCAGCTAAGAACGAAGTTACTAATAATAATTTAATAGTATCTACTGCAGATTTGCTCAAAATGATAAACGGTGAAGAAGAGAATAAATGAGTAATGGATATTTAGGAAACTCTTATCTCAAACGTACAGGAGAGGCACTAGAGTATACACCTAAACAAATTAAAGAATTCGTAAAGTGTGCTAAAGATCCTATATACTTTGCTAAAAAATATATTAAGATTGTTCATGTTGACAAAGGCCTTGTTCCTTTTGACATGTACGATTACCAAAAAGAAATTTGTGATAAGATATTTTCATCACGACGTGCTTGTGTTTTAACTGCTCGTCAGTCTGGTAAGACAACTACTGCTGTCGCTGTTATCTTACATTATATTTTATTTAACGAATTTAAGACAGTAGCTATCCTTGCTAATAAAGGAGATGCATCTAGAGAAGTTATGGGTAGGCTTAAGTTAGCTTATGAATCATTACCCAAATGGTTGCAGCAAGGTATTGAAGAATGGAATAAAGGTAATATCGCACTAGAGAATGGTTGTCAAGTATTAGCAGGAACAACATCTTCAAGCGCTATTCGTGGTAAGTCTGTTAACTTCCTATATCTAGACGAGGTTGCATTTATTGAAGGATACGATGAGTTTTTCGCTTCAGTATATCCTACTATTTCATCTGGTGAATCTACAAAACTATTAATGACATCAACGCCAAACGGTTTGAATCATTTTTGGAAAACATGTAAGGGTGCTGAAGAAGGTACCAATGGTTATCAGTTTACTAAAGTAATGTGGAATGATGTACCAGGCCGAGATGAAAAATGGAGACAAGAAACATTAGAAGCTCTTGACTATGACGAACAAAAGTTTAGACAAGAGTATTGCTGTGAGTTTTTAGGTAGCTCAGGAACATTGATTGATGGTGCTAAATTAAAAGAATTAGCATATTCCCGACCAATACAAGAAAGAGAAAACTTAACACAGTATGAAGCAGCTGTAGAAAATCATACATATGTAATAACAGTTGACGTATCTCGCGGTAAAGGACTTGACTATAGCACATTTAATGTAATTGATATTACATCTATGCCTTATAAACAAGTATGTACCTATAGAGATAACACAGTGAGTCCCGTGGATTTCGCGGCAATTATATATAGAATAGGATTAATGTACAACGAGGGTTCGGTACTCATCGAAATCAATGATATCGGTGAACAAGTATCAGATGTGCTCTTGATGGACTATGGTTATGAAAACCTTCTCTTTACTGAGAATGCAGGAAGATCCGGTAAACGGATATCAAGCGGATTTGGTAAAAGAGTAGATAATGGCATAAGAACAACAAAAAGTGTTAAGAGTATCGGTTGTTCTATATTAAAAATGCTGATTGAACAAAATCAGCTAATCTTACAGGATTATAACACAATACAAGAGTTATCGCGTTTTAGCAAAAGGGGAAATTCTTACGAAGCAGAATCTGGGATGCACGACGATTTGGTAATGAATTTAGTTATCTTTTCGTGGTTATCAGACCAGGCCTTCTTCAAAGATCTTACCGATATCAACACTATGATGCGGTTAAGACAAAAGACAGAAGAACAGATTGAGCAAGATCTACTACCATTCGGATTTATTGATGATGGTGGAGATGATGCAGTTGAAGACGACGGATATGGATTCGCAAGAGAATCATGGCAGATCTGATAAGCCTTCAGTTTTTATAAATAGAATAGTGATAACTAATTTTAGACAAAAGTTTTAAATAGATAATATTAAAGGAGAAATAATATGGCTTTTTCCGTAAGTCCTTCGGTAATAGTTCGCGAAGTGGACGCATCAGCATCGGTTCCGGCCATCGCAACGCCACCTGCCGCTATTGCAGGTGTTTTTAGATGGGGTCCGGTCGGCGAGACAGTACTAGTTTCTTCAGAGAATGAATTAGTAGAGCGTTTTGGTGAACCAAACAACGATAACTATGAGACATTCTTTGTAGCAGCAGACTATCTTTCGTACGCGAATGCATTATACGTAGCTAGAGTAGATAACGGTGCAGTTAAAGCATCAGCTTCTGATGTACAATTACACGCAAATGGAAGTGTTAACGCAGCAGCAACAAGACATGGCGCCTTTGAAGCGTTATATGAAGGTAAACTAGGTAATTCACTTGAAGTTGCTTATGTACTTGATACTTCATTCGAAAATGCTGTTATTAGTTTGGAAGCTCCTGTTGA